TACAGAACAAGACGGTAACCAAAGCTGTACATCAACACCTGACCAGATGTAAACTCCAGTCCTATGCGCTGAAAGGATTGCGCCATGAAAGGACTGAAATATGACCGAGCAAAACAAGTTAGCAGACGCTAACAAACTGAATAAACAATTCAAAAATATTGGAGGCTACTATGGCTACAGCGAATAAAGGCGCTGGCAGACCAGCAGGAAGCCCGAATAAGAGCACAAATGCGGCAAGACAGGCCATAGCCGCCTTCGTCGATGGAAACTCCCATAGGCTCACTGAGTGGCTCGATCAAGTAGCCAGCGGTGTGAAGGTTTACGATCCTGAGACGGATTCGGACAAGTACATCGTGCCGCCCAACCCAGCCAAGGCATTCGACATGTTCCAAAGCGTGGTTGAGTACCATGTGCCCAAGCTGGCACGCATGGAAGTGGCAGGTGACCCAGACGCACCAGTGAAGGTGGAGGGAGCATTCGACATCTTTGACGAGGTGCTCAAGCTGTACGCAAACCAGCGACAGGCAGAATGAGCAACATTGTTGACATACTGTCGAGCAAGGAGATCCGGGAGCGATTCAAGCGGCTGGATCCCCGGGAGCAACTTACATTCACATGGCGTGCTGACTGGAACAAGAAGGCGCACAAGTTCCAGTTGGAGCCACCCGGCAACTGGTCGATATGGCTCATGCTGGGTGGACGAGGCTCAGGCAAGACACGCACCAGTGCTGAGACGCTGGGCTACTGGGCGGCGAGTGAGCCCAACACACGCTGGCTGGTATCAGCCCCCACAAGCTCAGACCTTAGGAACACCTGCTTTGAAGGCGAGTCAGGACTACTGGCGGTGATCCCCAAAGAACTGGTGGCGGATTACAACAAGAGCCTGCACCAGATCAAGCTGTGGAACGGCTCGCTGATCACCGGCATCCCAGCATCGGAGCCTGAGCGCCACCGTGGTGGACAGTACCATGGGGCATGGCTGGACGAGTTGGCGGCATGGGACTACATCCAAGACACATGGGACATGATCCAGTTCTGCGTGCGACTGATGGGCAAGCGCGGCACCAAGATCATTGCCTCCACCACACCCAAGCCAAAGCCGCTGATCATGAACCTGCTGGATCGAGACGGCGACGACGTGGTGGTGACCCGTGCCAGCACATACGTCAACATTGCCAATCTGGCACCATCATTCCAAAAGCAGATCCTGCAATACGAGGGCACCAAGCTGGGCGATCAGGAGATCCACGCCCAGTTGATCGACCCAGAGTCAGGCGGCATTGTGAAGCGCGACTGGTTCCGCCTGTGGCCCAACGGCAAAGCCTTCCCCAAGCTGGAGTACATCATCCAGTCCTATGACTGCGCCACCAGCGACAAAACCTACAACGATCCCACGGGCTCCATCACGCTGGGCGTGTTCAAGCCCATGGACGGCGGCATGAGCGTGCTGGTGCTGGACTGCTGGCAGGAGCACTTGCAATACCCCGACCTGCGTCCCAAGGTGATCGACGAGTATGAGACGGTGTACGGCGAGGGCCGCGACCGCAAGCTGGTGGATCTGGTGCTGGTGGAGGACAAGAGTGCCGGTATCTCCCTGATACAAGACTTACAGCGTGCACACATCCCAGTGCATGCCTACAACCCCGGCAAGGCGGACAAGATCCAGCGCCTGTCCATCGTGGCGAACATCATCAAGGCAGGCCGTGTGTGGGTGCCAGAGAGCGGCAAGAACAAGGGATTCGTCAAAGACTGGGCCGAGGGCATGGTCAGCCAGATATGTTCATTCCCTGAGGGCACAGAGCACGACGAGTTCGTGGACTGCATCAGCCAAGGGCTCAGGTACCTGCGCGACGCAGGCTGGATCAGCATCGACGCACCGCCCCGGGAAGAGATCGAGCAGGAGGACATCACGGACGCTGACATCTACAACATGCGTGGACGGCAGAATCCGTATGCGGCATGACACTACTAATCCGATTAGTAGCATCAAAGGATTACTAATCTGATTAGTAACAACAAACACTTACAAAGGGGATATCATGGGTGAAGGAGATTTTTTGTATGTTGACCAGACCGAGCAGTCCTACCAGCGGATCATCAACCTTGACGGTGTGCGGACAACAGTGTGTGAAAACCGATTTGAGATTGTCACTATGCTCAACGCCGAGGTACAGGAGCAGGTTGCCATGCAAATGCTCAAAGACTGGCTCAAGTGGCGCAGAGATCAAGCTAAGGCACGCGAGCCCGGCGGCTTGTGATGATTGCCCACTGATAGGATAATTGGCTGATGAATAAACCAATCGACCCTAAGCTTGCCAAGTTCATCGCTGACAGCAAAGTCAAGGAGCGTGTCTACCATGGCACGCAAGGCGACTTTAATCAGTTCAAGAGTGGGCCTCGAAACAGGATCGTCAAAGGCATTTACTTTGCACAGAATCCTCAAACAGCCAGCATATTTGCCGGGCAAGGTGAAGGCGCTAATGTGATGCCTGTACATCTACGGATGCAGAACCCAGCATCTGAGTTGGATATGGAACGCATACTGGATGCTCTGCCCTATGAGGCTAAGCGAACAGCCGCACAGCGCACGGCACAACTCAAGAAAGCCGGGCACGACAGCGTCATCATGAACAACGGTGCCGAGGGACAGAGCGGCAACAATTACTACATAGCCTTCGAGCCAAACCAAATCAAGTCAGCCATTGGTAACCGTGGCACATACGACCCCAATGATCCCGACATCACCAAAGCCGACGGCGGCAATGTCCCATCATCTCCTACACCATCAGCAATGCCTGAGGCACTCCAGAAGCTGAGAGAACAAATGCGCCAGCAGGTTGCGGCATCCACCCCACCCTTGGATCAGAAGACGAAGGAATGGCAACAAAGCGCGGCATTCAACAGGATCTTCCCTCGAGCACATGGCGGTCGAGTCACCCACGCCCACCACTTACAAATTGAGGAGCGCCCACTATGAAGAAGCTGGTCGGAGAAGGCAAACCATTTCACTCTGCGGTGGACAAAGCCGCAGGGATGATGAAGCGCAAGGTAGGCACTGGTGCTGAGTTCATGAAGGAACTCATGGGCATTACAGGCATTAAGCCCACTGAGATCAACGAGCGTGGCCTCAATGAAGTCATGGGCATGCCACGCATGACTCACGACCAGTTCATGGCAAACCTTGCCATTCGACCAGCGCCAGCCATTGGCGAAAAAGTTTTGGGTGAACAAACCTTAAACACAAAAGATTACAACAAACATTGGGATAGAGAATATGAAGAAGCTCTTGACGCTCTTATGGATTCTGGTGTTTCTTACAACCAAGCAAGACAAAGAGCTTTAGAAGTTGCCGACTATCAAGTAAGCAAACTGCTCCCGGAATCTACTACATATCATGGTCAATGGACATTACCCGGCGGCAAGAACTACCGCGAAATGCTGATTAAAGCGCCTGAGCCTCAAGGTCATGGTGAAAAGCTAATGGAGCTTGAGGCCAAATTGCGTCATGCGCCTCCAGAAAAGGTTGCTCACTACCAGTCATTGATTGACAAGTATCGGAAGCTGGCAAGCCAAGATGAGCAGTTTTCCGGCGTATCTAATCACTTTGGTGGCGAACCCGGCATCCTTGCCAGCATGCGCCTTAAAGACCGTGAAGGCCCCAATGGTGAGAAGCTATTGCACCTAGAAGAGTTGCAGTCCGACTGGCATCAGCAGGGGCGTGAGAAGGGCTATCACGATCCAGAAAAGTTGGCTCAAGCCGAGGCTACCGTCAATGCGCTTAAGGCTGAACACAAGCGCCTCGGAGAAGTCAAAGCTCAAGTTAAGACTCCCGAAGAGCGAGAGGCAATCAGTGAACAGCGACTGAATATCATGGGGCAAATTCGTGATGCCACCATAAGGCCATCCGATCATGTACCCGATGCCCCATTCAAAAAGAACTGGGAAGAAATGGCGCTCAAGCGTCTGATCCATCATGCCGCAGAGAAGGGCTACCACGGCATTGTGGTGACTCCCGGCGCAGAGCAGGCAGACAGATACAGCTTGGCAAAGCATATTGATAGAGTTGAGCTTGAAGCTAATACTTTGCCAAACAAAGAAACGCATCCATATTATTTTCTTGCTTACGACAAGAGCGGTAGGCGTGTTGCTGATGACACTGCCAACGAAGGAAAATTGCAAGAGTACCTTGGCAAAGATCTGGCGACCAAACTTTTGTCGTCTGAGCCAACTGGTCAAAGGGGCGTAAGAACGCTTAACAACGCAAATCTTGTCACTGGCGGCGAAGGCATGAAAGCCTTCTACGACAAGAAGGTTCCCAACATCCTGAACAGTATTGGCAAGAAGTACGGCGTGAAGACGCAGTTGCATGCACATCCAATAGAAACTGGGCGCGAGCAAATGGTTCCTGACAATGCTGGTCTCGGAATGATTCGATCAGGTAATTCTGAGTATGCTCAAGCACATCACTTTCCCATCACAGAAGAGATGCGCAAAGACGTATTAACGAATGGTTTGCCCTTGTATGCTCAGGGCGGCATCATCCACAAAGCAGAAGGCGGAAGCATGGACACACCAGATTTAGCTCAGTCACGACTGGGCGTAAGCCAGTACAAG